AACAGGCTCTTTATATTTTAGAGATGGAAGGTTACGAGGTTTATGGTGGAGGAGTTCCTCAAGTAACTAATCCCGGAAAGCAAACCAACATTCAAGTTCTCTGTCCTCCCGGAACTGAACATAAAGAGATATACGATTTTAGCAAAATTCATTCTGTTCGCGATTATGTGTCTCATGATGGTGGAGATACTTTTGATACCTTTGTTTATCCGAAGAGTATGGATTCTAATCGTATTAAAATTCGTTATGCGGAAGAAGGTGGAATTGATAAAGACGGCTTAGTCGAGATTCGAAGAGGAGTGGATGATCTTTCTTTGGGAAACTCTCATTACGCACAAGTTCGTATTTTAGTAGATAATAATAAATACATAAAAGGAATGGCTGTATATTCTGACGATATGCCGGATGGAGTTGATATTGTTTTTAATACCAATAAGAAAAAAGGAACTCCCAAAGGAGACGTATTAAAGAACATTACAGATGATCCTGATAATCCTTTCGGTTCCCTCATTAAAGCAGGAGGTCAAAGTTATTACATCGACAAAGATGGAAAACGTCAACTATCACTTATTAATAAGAGAGCCGAAGAAGGAGACTGGAATGAATGGAGCGATACCCTTTCCTCTCAGTTTCTTTCCAAACAGAACATAACCCTGATTAAAAAACAACTTAATTTAACAGCAGCTGATAAACAAGCAGAATTTGACGAGATTATGTCCCTTACGAATCCTACCGTGAAAAAAGCTTTGTTAAAATCGTTTTCTGATGATTGCGATGCGGCAGCCGTTCATCTAAAAGCGGCGGCCCTTCCCCGTCAGAAATATCAGGTAATAATTCCTATCACCTCTATGAAAGACAATGAAGTTTATGCTCCTAATTATAAAAACGGAGAACAGGTTGCTCTTATACGTTATCCTCATGGTGGTACGTTTGAGATTCCAATCCTAACTGTTAATAATAAACAAGCAGAAGCTAGACGAATGGTGGGAAACACTCCAGCAGACGTTGTCGGAATTAACAGTAAAGTTGCTGCACGTTTATCGGGAGCTGATTTCGACGGTGATACAGTTATGGTCATCCCTACTGGGGGTAAAGTTAAAATTACATCTACTCCACCACTAAAAGGTCTTGAGGGGTTTGACCCAAAAATGGAATATGGCACTGTAAAAAAAGGAGACTACTACTACAATAGTCACGGTAAAAAAATTAAAGTTATGAAAAATACCCAGACAGAAATGGGTAAAGTTTCAAATTTAATTACGGATATGACTCTAAAAGGAGCTACACAAGACGAATTAGCAAAAGCCGTTCGTCATAGCATGGTAGTCATCGATGCAGAAAAACACAAGCTTGACTACAAACAAAGCGAAATTGATAACAACATTTCGTTTCTTAAGAAAAGATATCAAGGTACCTATGACGAAGAGGGTCGATACAGAGAAGGAGCAGCTACTTTAATCTCGAGAGCTAAATCGAAAGAAGAAATACAAAAAGTAACAGGTAGTCCAAAAATTAATACAAAAGACAAGGCTTGGTATGATCCAACTCGTCCTGAAGGAGCCCTGTTATACAATAGAGTTGCCAATAAGGCCGATAAAGATTGGTATGATCCCACCTTACCAGAAAGTGCTTACGTTTACAAACCAGCGGAAACATACGTTGACAAAACAGGAAAAGTAAAAATTAGAACACAACAATCCACTAAGATGGCAGAAACTGACGATGCTTTCACTCTTGTATCCGACGCTAACACCCCGGCAGAAAGAGCTTACGCCGAATATGCCAACCGTATGAAAGCCCTAGCTAATCAGGCACGTAAGGAGATGGTCACGGCTGGCAAGATAGAGTACTCGGCCTCCGCCAAGAAGACCTATCAAGAGGAAGTGGACTCCTTATTGGCTAAGCTTAACGTGGCCCTTAAGAATGCACCCCGTGAAAGACAGGCCCTGGCCATAGCTAATGCCGCTGTCAATGCTAAAAAACAGGCTAACCCAGACATGACTCGTGGTGAAATAAAGAAACTCAGTCAACAAGAGTTAACTAGGGCACGTGCTACTGTTGGAGCCAAGAGGGAGACCATAAAGATTACTGATCGTGAATGGGACGCCATCCAGGCAGGAGCCATCAGCGAGAACAGACTTATGCAGATCCTAAATAACACGGACATTGACGATCTTAGACAACGAGCCACTCCTCGTGCAACAACTTCTTTGAGTGCGGCTAAAATCAATAAGATCGCATCAATGAATGCGTCTGGTTACAGTACAAAAGAAATTGCCGATTCCATTGGAGTTTCAACAACCACCGTATCCAATTACTTGAAAGGAAAGGAGTGATCTGTTTATGCAAAGCAGATGTATGTTAACAACGTTTGACAACCCTTACGATCCATTCGAACAGTTCACTTCTTGGTTCTTGTTCGATGTAGAAAAAGGTTACAATTCTTGTGCTTACTTAGGAAGAATTGCTAGAACTTCAGATCAATTATCAGAAGAAGAAAACGATTTGGAAGTTGAAAGAGCAATTGATGAAATCATCAAATACGATTTCAGAAACATCTACAAGAAAGTCACAAGGCAAGATACTAATACCTATTAATTGACGAAAGGAATTTATTCTTAACGGTTATAACTCTTGACGGTGGATGATATAGGGGGGGGGCGCTAAAACTGCACCCCCTCCGTCATCGCGCCGGCCCTAAAAAAATCTCCGGGGGGTATTTTTGGGTATCATTTCATACTTCTACAGCACTTAACAGGGCTCATAGGGTTTAACAATTTATATTATCTTTCTTTTCTCCTTTCAAAGGATTTTAGGTTAGCCTTATGAGCTCTGTTAAGTGCTGTAGAAGTATTAATGAACTCAGTAAATTCCAAGCAAAACATGACAATAATTCAGCAAATATTAAACGAGAGGAGGCAGTAAGGATGAAGAAAGCTAAGGCTGTAACCTCTTCCGAATCTTCGAGAAAGATGAGACCGGCTTTATCACCAGAAGCCAGAGAGAATCAGTTAATATCCTTGGCTGTGGATCTTGCTGAACGGCAGTTGCGAGACGGCACTGCTTCTTCTCAGGTCATTACACATTATTTAAAGCTCGGTTCAACTAAAGAGAAGATCGAAAAAGAAATTCTCGAAAAACAAAAAGAGTTGATTGAAGCAAAAACACAATCGTTACAGTCGGCGAAAAGAATTGAAGAACTTTATACGAATGCTCTTGATGCTATGAGAAAATATAGTGGACAAGGAAGTTCAGATGATTAGGACTTATTCAGAGCTATCCAAGTTGAACACTTTTGAGGAACGATATCGATATTTAAAACTTAACGGAACCGTTGGTGAAGAGACATTTGGATTTGATAGATTCATAAATCAGAACTTTTATAAGTCACACGAATGGAAAGCGGTTCGGGATTTTGTAATTGTAAGGGATAAAGGTTGTGATCTCGGTCTCGAAGATTATGAGATTCGAGGAAAGATTTATATCCATCACATGAATCCCATTTTACCAAGGGACATCGTTAATAAAAGTGATTTTTTGTTAGACCCAGAATACTTAATCTCTACCACACACTCAACCCACAACGCAATACACTATGGAGATGAAAACTTATTAATCAAAGCGCCGATTGAAAGAAGTAAAAATGACACTTGCCCTTGGAGGCAAAAATAAAAGGAGGAAGCAATAAATGTACCAGAATGACACAGTTAACGATACGTATGTATCCGAAACTCACGACGAGTCAGAAGAGATTAAAATCGGTTTCGTGTCGAATTGTAAGAAACTTAACGTTCGCGAAAAACCAACCGTTGAAGCCCCAGTCGTATGCGAGATTGTTTGTCAGACAGGGCTAATGATTGATGAAAAAGAATCAACCGAAGAATTCTATAAAGTTTGCACAGCTGCGGGCGTCGAAGGTTTCTGTATGAAGAAATTTATCGCGATTCAGCCTTAAAGGAGGATTACTATGGAGAGTATACTGACATCAATTAAAAAGCTGCTCGGAATTGCGGAAGAGTATACACACTTCGATGCGGATTTAATCATACACATCAATTCTGTGCTTTCAATTTTAACTCAGATTGGTGTCGGTCCCGCCGAAGGTTTTTCAATCAAAGACAAATCATCTGTGTGGGAGGACTTTGTTCCAGAAAATTCAAAATGGGAATTAATAAAGTCTTATACGTACATGAAGGTAAAACTTCTTTTCGATCCTCCACTTAGCTCTTCTGTAATGGAAGCATACAATCGTACTATTTCAGAATTAGAATGGAGGATCTTAATTTCGGGAGAGGAGGAGAACGTTGAGTGATTATCTAAAACACTACGATTATCTTAAACACTACGATTATCTTAAACACTACGGTGTCTTAGGAATGAAATGGGGCGTTCGTCGTTACCAGAACAAAGACGGAACTCTTACGCCAGCTGGTAAAAAACGTTACCAGAACAAAGACGGTACGAGAACCACATTAGATAAAAAAAGACAAAGGCATAATAGAGTTCTCAGAGCAGAATCCGCCCTTAAATCTAAATTAAGAGAGACTGGGTATAGTATCGGTAACAGATTAAATCCTAGAGAATATAAGTACGCCATAAAGAGAGCATTCACAAAAGAAAACCAAACCGAAAAAAGAATTACGCGTATGGTAGAAGAAGAATCTAGGAAAACTGGTGTTTTAACATCGGACCCAAAATTAATTTCTATGGTTGATAAAGCTGGCATAGTAGCTCATAAAAATGCAGTATATGACAATCTTAATAACACAGACATAGCTCGTATGAAAAAATACACAGATGCTGCTGTATATTCTAGAACTATAAACACTTATCTTGCTACGGGAGAACCGTCCCACGTAGCCGATCAAGCCCAGAAACTTAAAGATAGTATAAGTAAAAATAGGGTTAACAATCTGACGGTATACCGATCTACAAACTTAAAATTTTCTACAGCAGGTCTTAGTAAAAAACTAGACCAAATGGGAGAATCAGAACTGTCTAAAGTTTTCGATTCGTTCGATAAAAATTTTAAAGGTAAAAGTTTTTCCGAGAACAGAATATATTCTACGTCTACATCACCATCGTTTGCGATAGACACATGGCGTAAAGTAAATCCACACGCAGCCAAAACTTATAATTCGTATTTGGTAATAAATTGCAAAGGTACACCTGGGGTTTTAGCAGATGGACGTACGTCAAACGGAGGTAAGATAGTCAATACACGAAGTAACCAAGAGGCTATATTAGCTCCTACTAAAATGACATACACCAAGCTGGCGTGGGACGCAGAACGAGAAATGTTCGCTGTTCATTTGGATGCTAGATAAAGGGAGGAGGTAATCATGTCTGATTATGAAGAGTTTGTAAAAAGAATGGGCTCATTTGATATGGAGCTTTCGCTAGATGACGTAGGCCCAAACAAAGATGAACTTAAACATTACGGCATTCTTGGCATGAAATGGGGGGTTAGAAGGTATCAGAACAAAGACGGTACCTTAACTCCTGCTGGTAAAAAACGTTATAATCAAGATATTCGAACTAATCTATCTAAAAAAAAAGGTTCTAGGATAGATACTAGTACACCCGATCCAAAACGATGGGTTAAAGAAGACATAGAACGCAAAAAAAAAATAACCGATGCAAGTTCTAAACTAGTCACACAATTACAAAATATAGAAAAAGAAACTAGTATGAAAACCACAAAAATGGAACTATCTAAAATGACGGATAAAGAAATGCGTGACCGCATCAATCGTGAGCTTTTAGAGAGACAGTATGCTGGTTTATTCGGATCCGAAAATGCATCGAATATTTCAAAAGGGCGAGAATTTGTCAAAAACACATTAGATGTTGCTGGAACTACGCTTGCTTTAACGGGATCTGCGTTGTCTATAGCGTTAGCCATTAAAGAACTTAAGGGATAGGAGAATTCAAAATGGCGTTATCAAACACAGCCGTCCCAAAATATTACGGCATGTTTAGAGATGCCGTAATCCGAGGGGAGATTCCTGTATGTAAAGAAATATCTATGGAGATGAATCGTATCGATGATCTCATTGCCAACCCCGGGGTTTACTATGATGACCAAGCAGTCGAAGGTTGGATTAAATATTGTGAATCTGAATTAACTTTAACCGATGGCGGCGACTTACATTTGTTAGATAGTTTTAAGTTATGGGGCGAACAAGTTTTTGGTTGGTATTACTTTGTTGAAAGAAGCGTTTACGAACCAAATCCAGATGGACATGGTGGACGCTACGTAAAGAAGACCATTAAGAAACGCCTAATTAATAAACAATATCT